GAAGGAACCCACAAGCTCCGGGGACTCCTTCTCCATACGCTTCATTAGAGTTACTACATCACCAACGTCCGATTTCAGTATTCCATCAGCAAAGGATTCCATTGTGACTGAATTAGTAGGAAGTGGTACTTTACCCTGCCCCATTAATTTAACTAGCTTTGACTTTGTAATCTCATCAAGTGCTTTCTTCTGAGCAACCTCCTTTGATCCAATCTTGGTAAGTTCTATCTGAGCTTCGCTGAACCCTTCATTCATAATCCGATTAAAAGTATCCACGGTAACACCATCAATGAAGTCATCCTTCTGATCAGAAAATCTTGCAATTTTCCTAAGGGTTTCAACCTTGCGATTAAAACCAGCTTCACCAACCGCTGGCCATAGGGTTCTTGCAATGTCTAGGTCCTCCGGGCTGAACTTCAAAGCACTGCGAGGTATTGGCTGACCGCCTACAAGACCCTTGCTACTGAGCCACGCATCACGCAGTAGCTTTCTTGATTCCAATGTGTTTCCGCTGGATATTAGGAAGTCCTTAATGTTCTTTGGATTTCTCAGGGCCGTACTGATTACCTCTGTTCCGCCGGATGATAGTTTCGGTAGAACTACCTTTTGACCAGAAGCAGCATCGCTGATGGCCTTCTGGTAGTTCTGTCCCATCTCGGGACGTATGGATCTAAATATATCGCTCTCACGAAACGGAAGAACGGTTTCTCGAAAATTTCTATTTGCCTTATTAAAAGAACTTCTAGCCTCAGGTGTGGCGCGCTTCAAGAGTGATTCTCTTTCCGTCCTGAGGTCATTGGCTAGTTTCCTATATGCTCCCGCATTAAAGCCGGGGGTTGCTGCACCTCTCTTTGTCTTTTCTTCAATTAATTGAATAAGTTCATTGAGTTGCTTGAACCCAATAGCGTCACCAGAAATGTCCTCAAGTGAATTAACGGCTCTACCTGACGCTGTGCGTCCACCTGGGGCCAGAACTGCAATTACTTCGTCTTCACTATCCAGAATAGCTTTATTTTTAGTTCTATCAAATACGCCGGATAACCTGTCTGCGCTGGTTCTAACATTTTGCATCTGAAAGTACGCATCCTCAAATGCGTTTCGAGAAGCGGCTTCCACCTCAACATACTTGTTAGCCATCCTTCCCTGGAAATCCAAACCCACCTTCTCTGGCGAAACCTCACCTTTCGTAGTTACGTTCTTGGCTTTCCGTTGAAGTTCAGCATCAAAAGCTTCACGAGCTTCCTTTTTAGCTTTAGCAGTTATGCCAGCTTCAGTTTGTTTTGATAAGGCACTCTTTGATTCAGCTAGACCCTGAAGGGATGAGTTTATCTTTGAGATGTCGTCCTGAGCCTGCCTGGTCATATTGTCCATACCCTCTCTGAGTATCTTGTTTGCACCCTCCTCGGACATCTCCTCTACGCCGAACTCATTTACAATTCTCTGACCAGCAGCATCACGGACATCCTCCATAAAGTTTGCAGCAGTGCTTTCGGGGAACTTAGAGGCAATATCCTGCGCCCTCTTAATACCCTCTTCGCCCTGCAACATAGTAGTAGGCATACGGCGGTTTAGCACCTCAGCGGTCTTAGCAAGCTCCTTGCTAGCTACATCAACACCCTCCTTGCCTAGGATAGCATTGAAAATGCGTCCAGTTTTCATTGTCACTAAGTCAATCGTGAAATTTATAGCCATTTCTTTTGATCGACGATCACGGATTTCACCTAGATCTATATCTAGTCCTAAAGCTTTCTTAGCTATAATGTCTTGGGCAGATCCAGCAGCAGCTTCGGTAGCCGCCGCTGCTGCACTAGCTGCGATAACTGGTCCTGTGCCAGCCGTGGGAACCGCAGATGGGGATGCGCCTACGAGAGCAGCCATACCAGCTACCATACCAGCTCCAACCGGAAATATATCTCCAGCAATATCCGCAGTAAAGTCAGCTAACTCAAACTCCATTGAGTCCGTAAGCCTCCACTCGTCGGCCTTTGGGTCACGATAAAGTAATGTGGGGCTTCCTTTTAAGTTCAGGCTAGTTACATTATCATCGCCGTATATCTTGCGCAAATAAGCTGCACGGCTGCTTTGATCCTGCAAGAAGTCCATTCTCTCCCTGTACTTGAAGGGTAAGGATTTGGAATAGTTGAACTTATCCTCTGGAATATTTAATGCAGCGGGAATATACTTTGAGTAGTATTCCTTAGCATCCTCACGAACGGGTTTAACTGCACCGCCCCTACGAGCATATGAAGGAGCTGGCTGTTTGTCTTTGAATCCCGGACCAGCTGTAAGTCTTATGAGTGCCTCCTTTTGACGATTCTTAAGGAAGGATTCGACATCCTCTTGGGTTAATTCTCCATCGGACTCAAGTGTAAGAGAAAGACCAGTATCTGTCGTGATGTCGTATTCTGCCATATTAAATTCAATGATTAAGTTATCTACTTCTTTTCGATGATAGTAATTCCGCTTGGTGCTCTAAATGAACTCCCGAACCCGCCCGTACCGTACTTTTGCTCAAGATCAACAATACCTGAAGACAGTACTTCGTCCGGCATTAGTCCCTTGTAGTTGCCAATATTTCCACCTTGTGCAAAATGATCCTGAAGCGCATCCTTTGTTTTAATAACTTCCATTAATACGTCTCTAGCACCTTGTAATCGGTTAATGTTGGCTCCCGCATCGAGTGCCGGATTATAAGCGGAACTAACAAGTCGATTCGCTTCACCTTCACTAAATGCCCCGCCAAGGGTTTCTTTTAGTCCTTGGAACACAACCGCTCGAACTTGGTCAAGAGCATTTTGTCCAGTTGGGTTAACCATTTGACGTATTGAATCGTCAATACCAAGTGCTGAAGGAGCCATATCAGCCAGTGTTCTGGTCTCAATTTCACCTGAAGTCAGACCAGCCATAACCTGGTCGTAAGTGTTTATATTTGCGGTAGCTTGAGCGCGATCCTGGGATACCCACTTTTGAAGGTTCACAGCAAGGTTCTCCCCAAATTGCTCTTGATAAGATGTCGGCGGAACTGGACCCTCATCCCGTGGTGCAAATGTACCAAAGCCAGTTATGATTGTATTTCCTTCGGCATCGAACTCTACGTTTGGTTTGTATCCCTGTTGGACTAGGTCATCAACTTCCTGCATTGATACCTTCTTGCCCACGGGGGCAGAACCTCCAGCCGTGGCTGTTGGTGGCTTAGCAGTGACTCCCTCTACCCGATAAGTTCCATCTGGCAATGGAACCGCATTAACTGTTGCAGTTCTAGATAGTTCATTTAACTGTTCTTGGGTAACAGTTCTTCCTGGTGGTACTTGATTTTGACTAGATTCAAATTCGCTTGCTGCGGTTTCTGCTCTTAGTTGGGCAGTCCCTGCCTGTGTCTCGGCTGTGTTCAATTGAGACAATCGAATTTTATTTGCTAGATCCTGTTGTTGTTGATTCACGTAAGAAGAGGCGAAGCCATTGGCAATGAGTACGTCCTTCCGGTTAAAGTTCCCAGCCTCAATCTTTTTGTAAGCCTTGCCAGCGTCCCCAGTATCGCTTTGAAAAGCCAATAAGAGGTCCGGATTGGCAGCAGTAGTACCTTCAAGAGAAGCAAGTCCAGCAGCAGTAATCTCTTTGTTCTTCTGGTACTTCTCAATGCCTTCACCAATCTGCTGACCAAGGCTAGCTAGTGCGTTCGCTCGTATATTAGCGGCATTAGTAAAGCCGCTGTAGTCCATCTGCATTAGACGGGGGTCGATTTGTGATCCTTGTTGAAATGCCATAATTAATCCTTCATATAGGTTGGTATTGTTTGGTCAGCCCATTGTACCCTACTAGCTACGTTCTCAATGGTGCAGTTGAGTTTCGGGCAATGAACAAATTTAGGTGCGCTCTCCCTGCGGTCAATGCAGGCAGTGCAGGCGTGAACGTAGTCGCAGTTCTGTGAGCGATCTTTCTTTTCTCCCCACTTGCCATCTACTTTTTCGTAGCGGTCAAGTTGAATGGGTACGTTGTTTTCTTCGCAGTACTGGAACACATCATCGTGCGTCCAGTCCTTCATAGGGAAATAAGCATTGCACTGTCCAGGGTTAATGCGTACGTCAACACGAGTGCCAGCATCACCACCATAAACAATATCAGTGTCACAGTGCTTGTGACCTACGAACATTACGTCCCAATTAGCTATGAGACCTGCGTTCTTCGGTCGGTTGTATATGTCTAAGGCACAAGCCCAAGGCTGACCATCCTCCATTGGAGTAATGCCCGTAGGGCAAGTCATATCAGTATTGTTAAAGTAGTATCTGTTCTGTACTTCAAACTCATCGTCCGTTTGTTGAAAGTCACTAATTGCAGGATGCCAAGTGTAGACCTCCAATCCCCAATCTTCAATGATTCGATTCTGGAATGCGTACTTGTGCGGCTGCCATTGCTCCCTAAAGAAAATTAAAGGGATCTTGGCTTTGCATTTATTGTACACTAGATCAAGCAAGGCCATACTGTCCTTGCCTCCACTCCACGCAATTACTGGGTTCCCTGAATTAGCAAGGCCCAGCTCGATATTCTTAATAGCACTTTGTATTTTAGTTTCCATTCGGGGATGCTATGTTATTGTTGGTACAAGTCAAATACTAGATGAAAGCCATAGCTGCACCTGCTCCCGAAGCCAAGGCTCCACCAGCTGCTGCAGCTCCACCAGCTATAGTACCACCAGCTGCTCCGAGGCCGCCCATTGCCATACCTCCAAGCTTAGCCATTCCAGCCATCCCAGCCTCAGAGCCTAGTATTGAGCTACCAATCTGTCCAATCATACCAGACATACCAGCGGATCGAGCTGCACCAGCCTGAGCTTGAGCACCCTGTAGTCCCATCATATTCGCTTGGCTCTGCATCCCGTAATTAATACCAGCATTAGGATCAAACAGTGCAGGTCCAGTACGCAGACCTTGAGCAGATGAAAGTAATCCAGCTCCTCCTGCCGCAGCATTATTACCTCTACCAAGTATAGCCATCATTGGATCACCAGCCATTACACGGTTCATACCAAAAGCCTGTTGTCCCATACCTGCTGCTTCTCCACGAAGTCCAGATAGGTACTGCTCACGACCAAGAATCTGACTAGCTACAGAGCTTTCATCCCCGATACGACCTACACGCTGGGACATCTGCAAGGCTTGCTGATCAGCTAGACGCTGCTGCTCTGGGTTTAACCCTTGAGCACGTTGGTAAAGATCTTGAGCCATAGCAGTCTGGGACTCTGCAAGTCCAGTGCTATAAGGATCAGCTTCACGGTAGGCTTCTACAACCTGAGGAGCGTACTGCTCAAGTGCTCCTACGTCCGCTGCACGTTGTAGATCTTCTTCACTTCGTTGCGTTATGCCTGCTTCCTCTGCCGCTGCTCGGCTGAGTTCAAACATACCTGGAGTCGCCTCATCAATGGTCTTCGGAGTTCCTGCAAGCTTCTCTTTAAGCTTTCTTATTTGCTGGTTTATCGGTTTAATAAGCTCACCGCTTTGCCTTGCACTTTTTTTCTCTTGTTCTTTAGCCCTAATTTGCTGCTTTAATATTTTAATTCTTGGGTTTTCACGACCAGCCTCAAGTCCATACAACCGATTACTTAAATCAGTAAGTTCTAAATCTAAGTACTGTGGTCTAAATTGTTTTTCAGCCCCAAGGATCCTTTTTTGTAATCCTGGGTCAGTGATACCCCTGTACTGATTTTGACCTGCTCCGTATCCAAACATATACTCGGCCATCATATTAGCTGGCCCAGTTGTACGTGGATCTGGCATTTCTGGTTCGTCTCCTCCTTTGCTTCCCATAATATATTCCTAATCTTTTAAACTTAAAATCTTAGCAAACACTTTCGTGCTGTAATCAATTTTAGTTGGTTGTTTGTTTTTAGTCCTTAGACTAGTGAGTTTTTTAGATAATACAGTTGGCTCATTAACAATAAGATTCATTATTAGCCTTTTAAAATCTCTAGTATTGGATGCCCACATAAATGCAAGAAAGACAGTGTCTCCATTCTTGTCATCCAAGTGCCATTCTTCAACAAATTTCCAGTTGTCTTCGTAGTTACAATTATACCACATCAGAACTCCAGTTATTTCTGCATCCTTGGATTCAGTATGCAGGAATGTACCCTTTGATATATGGTACGCAACTAGAAGTCTGATGGTGTCCTCGCTCCATCCTTTAAGTACCTCGCTATTCTGACCTTCAATACAGAAGTCCACTACCTTGTCGATAAAGACCAGGGCTTCCTTTTGCGTAGCGTTTTGCAACGCTAGTTGTACTGATTGAAGGAGGGGGTTCATATTACCAAATAGCAACAACTGAAATTGCAGAGCTCCCATCGGTTGCATCACCATTAGAATTTTCTAATTGTACTTGAATTGCAGAATTGCTAAGGGCATACGCACCCGTTGAAACATTAGCACTACCTCCAATAGGACTAGAAGAAGCTAAAGTTACAAAAGTAGACAATGGAGATGGATTTGTTAAATTAACTTGCCACCTTCCAGTAGCAGTTCTAGTTACACTTGTAACATTTGATCCAGTAGTGGGAGGATTTGTTCCTGATGTTGCGCCATCAAATGTACAGTGAGCTTTTATGGGAGGATTTGAATCCACATAAGCCTTAATGCTTTGCTGTGTAGCAAGTGCCGTAGCCGAGTCAGATACCATATCATCTTCGTCTAAGATGGCTACCTCTGCTGGTGCAGCGGCAGCACCGCTTACGTTGCCGAGAACCTTGTAGTCAGCTACGTTTTCAATTTTAGTCTTAGTCACATTAGCATCTACGATCTTACTTGTAGTAACAGCATCTGTAGCTAGTTTAGCAGCGGTAACACCGCTGTCACGAACTGTAATAGCTCCGTTAGCGTTTACGATTGTACTAGCGTTATCAACGGAGTCAGTACCAAAGGTAGCTGCATCTACTAAAGAATTAAGCTTGTTTGCTGAGAGTTGCTCTCCGTTGGAGAAAGCTGTTCCTTTATTTATAATGGCCATAATTTAAATTGTTAAGCTGATTGCAACAGAGCGTTCATTAAGCTATTTTTTGGTATGATTGGATTTTGTAATTAACAGTTTGTGTTCCTGTTCCAGCTTTTTTAATTTCAATAATTCCTGACTCGTCGGTAACTACAACAGCCGTTCCACCTACATTACCTGTATCGCAAACCAATCCAGAGGCTCCATAACCAGCAGTGCTATCTGTATCTCTGGGTTCAAAAGCAGAACCATTTGGTCGTAACATTATTGAAGCTCCGCTTGAGGCATTCCATAACTCTAATACTACCATTGCCCTATTAGTACCAACAAAGGCGGATAAATCCCAGTCCACATAAGTGGCAGTTGCACTAATAGTTCCAGTTTCTCCGCTGTACTTAATAGCGTATTCATCCACATAAGCCTTAATGCTTTCGGACGTAGCTAAGGTAGTGTTAGTAGCTGTAGCCATTGTGGCATCATTAATGACATCATCGAGCTTTTCAAAAGGTACGCTTGTATTAGCAAGTTTGCTACCCGTAATATTAGCAGTAGCTGACACGTCTGCATTGACTATGGTTCCCGTATCTAGTGCAGCCGTAGGGTTACGAGCTTCATTAAGCCGAGCGGCAGTTACAGTATCTGTTCCGCCAAATGATGTACCTGTTGGAGTAATTGTAATATTCGCCATAATTATTGTACGCTAGTTGTTGATCTTGATGCAGGTGCTCCTGAGACTTTTATTCCTCGGACTCTTGGGCGACCCTGTGTATTATTAATTGTAAATTGAATGCCGTATCCTCGGCGGTTACCTATTCTACCACGTATGGAAACATCCTCGTCAATGTCTAGGCTTCCGTCAATGTATGAACTCAGTGTATTAAGATCTACCTCTGCGTCAATGTTTTCTACTTCGGCTGAAATATCAAAGTCGGACTGCTCTGAATTACTGGACTGCACGTGCATCTCAAATTCATTCCAACGCTTACGACTGAAGTCATTAAAGGTAAACTGACGGGTAGTTACTTCAGCAGGGATGCTGTAGATAACGCCCTCCTGTGCTCCCTGTACTGGAATAGTAGTAGCCAGTCGATCAACGCCATCGGGTCGAGCATCAACCCTGTGAAGCCCTCCAAGGGCATTCACTGCGTATACTGCACGGTCACCCTTCTTGCCCGCTACAATTAAGTTCTCGATGTCCCAGTCCACGTCAGAGGTACTATCCACGGACTCCCACTGCTTGTTTATAAAGTTAAAGACAAGGATGGTATTATTTACGGTGCTTGATCCAGTCGGAACAGCAATGTAGTAGCGATTATTAAAGTAAACAGCTACGGACTGATCCCAGTACTGACGGTTAATCTTATCAATGGTAGTCTGGATGCTGCTACTCAGCGGTAGTTCGCTACCACGAAGGTTGTACAGATCCTGGAAGTTTGCTCCGTATACACCATTATCAGAAAGAAACATTACGTTATTACCAATTTGAACAATCGTCTTACGGGCTAAGCAACCTACTTCATTTGTAATCAATTGAACCGAAGCAGACTCAGGGGTGCTGCCTAGCACTAAGTGAATTGAGTTACGGTTAAATACTACTAGCTTGTCATCCGCAAAGGACAGTAGTCCAACATTAAAGTCAGCCGTTCCAGCATTGAACCTGTACTGACCATAGATCTGGTCATAGGTATCTGCGTCCAGAATGTCAGATATAATAACTTCGTCCAAGTTATCTCTAGGTGTGTATTGGCCTTCTGTATCATTAACCGCATAGCGATACGGCATAACCAATCTACGCTGGTGATATGTAGCATATGGAGGTGCTGGCATATGGGTAAAGCCTAGTCCAGCTGAAACTTTTTTAGTAAAGATAGGATCAGTAAATAAGGATGCACCGTCATTTACGTGCGTAGTAACTGTTCCTGAATCAAGTATAAATTGAAACCCTGCATTAATTCCTGCACGAGCATTTGCATATGAAGCCTCGGTTGGATTGATATTAAAGTCAGTATAGATAATAAAGTTATTGGAATCTGGTATTTCTTGAGTAAAGAATGATCCATTAAAGGCAATGCCATTTGGAACCCATTGATCCATAATGATCGGTTCACCACTCACTAGATTATGCGCTACGTTTGTAGTGATAGTATATTTATAAAGACCCTCATAATCCCCAGGTCCTTCTAACCCATTATTTTCAGCAAGAGTAATACCGGTAAAGGTTTCACCCAGTGTGAAAACTTTATTTACAACGTAGTCCTGACCAATGGTAAGTCCAGAGTCTGCATCTGTTGCTCCGCTGGTACTTGCTGACATTACAGTAATACCATCCCCCACCTTTACATCGTGAGATCCAGAAACCGATGCTATACTATTGGTAATTGCGAATTCTCCAGGAAGGCAATCAATCTGAACTGGCTGAGTGTATACTCCACTAGCAACGGGTGAAAACCCAGAACGCACCGTACCTGTTCCCGTTCCTATAGTATCAATTGTAATAACATCATTAACCTCATAGGTTACTTCCGTGGTTCCAGCAATTGTGTTCCACTGCTCTTGAGTCGTGTCGCCCAAGCTAGTAATAATATATGTCTTATCTAAATTAAGATCTGTTAAATTAACATCAGCAAAGCTGCCGTCCCATTCCAGAGCAGTCTGACCATCACGGAATAAGAACACCTTGTTAAAGGCTTGCATCATATCTGAAAACGGCGGAGCCGTTTCTCCTGACTGATATGGAAGGTCGTACGTAATGGTAGGATCCGCTAGGTTAATTGCCAGTGCGCTTACATTGGAGCCAAGTATAACCCACTGACTTGCCGAATCCCCTGGGTTGCTGTAAGGAGTACTAGCGTATACTCCTGCTATTTGACCTTGGTCCAGTAGCATCTTGTAACCAATAACTGATGAACCCCCTACATCATTTAACGTAAAGTCCAAGACCTGTGGAAGGACTACTGGCAAAGTATATGTTGCATCTGCCCCGACTAAAGCATACGTAAGAGATATTGTTCCAGTATTATCTGTTACAGAAGTAAGTTCAAAGGTCCCATTGGGATCTGTATCTACCCCAAAAGGAATACCGCTGACTGTAATTTCGTCCCCTGTAATAAACACGTGACCTGGCTCAACGGCTGGGTCATCGATAACAATAGTAACTACGTCACTAGTTAAAGAAGCGGACCTAATTGTAGTTGGCAGTAAGCCAACAACTGGAGGAACTGTTTCCAATTCGGAAGTAGTTGGAAGTCTAAGGACCTCGTCACCACTAGCAAAGGGAGCCTTGACTAAATCAATCCCTGGCCTAACCTGCCACTCACCGTTAAGACCAATTCTACCGTTTTTACTAGAAGCTAATAGACCACGATCTAGTTGATCAGGACGCAGGTAGTCATTAAACCCAGTGTACCCCATATCGAGGTCCTCTAGGATCCTATCATCATTTGCTCCGTATGTGCGGTATTCAGGCATTATGTTTTAGCAGTCCCAAGCCTTACGGCTCCAGTAGTTAGCAGATAGTTTGTTTGTTTTACCTTTGATGCCACCGC